GTACCAGGAAGTGATTGACCCTGAGCTGGGCGGGCCGTGGTACAGGGAACCGATAGGCGACCTGGTTTTCGCCCGCAGTCGAGGCCATGCTCGTGCCGTGTTCTGTCGGCACTACGGCCTAGAGTTCACCTGGCCCCTGACCATTGAAGTCGTCGCTAAGAATATTGACCGTGACGCCGGAATAGCCCGGGGCAACGACATCTTGTGGTTTGAGGTTGACCCGTGTGTTCCCGGCGACGAGCACTGTTACCTGGACTATCCGACGGCAGAAACGGACGCTGCGTGATGGCCTTCGCGCTGTTCGCCGTCGTCGTGTTCGCGCTGCTGGCGGCACTGCTGATCGTCGCCTGGGGCGTGCCGGATATCGACTAGACGCATGGGGCGGTGGCAGCGCCGCCCCCTACCCGCATAGCACAACGCACAAGGAGATGGACGTGGGGACGATCATAGACGCAGAAACGGGTGAGGTGATCAGCGACATCATGGTTCGCCCTGACCCGATTCGGTTGCACAAGACCGGGCTTGAAGTGGTGGGCGAACTCTCATATGAAGATTGGTACGCCTTTGGGCAAAACCTTCAGCGCGTAGAAGGCGCGATCAACTGGTGGCTAGGTGATTGGGGCAATTATGGAGATGATGCTTTTGGCGAGGCGTCGAGCCACGCCGTACATGAGTTGGACCTTAATTATGAAACGTTTAAGGATACCCTGTGGGTTGCCAGTAAAGTACCACCGGCGCGCCGGCGCGCCGGATTGACCTGGAGCCACCACAGAGAAATTGCCGCCCTAGAGCCAGACCAGCAAGACTATTGGCTTGGCTGCGCTGAGACTGAGGGTATGTCGCGCGCAGAACTGCGCCGCGAAATCCAGGCAGCGAAAGCATTGGAAGCGCGCAGTGTGGGTGCACCAACTACGCCCACCATTGAACTTGCCGATGCCCTGGAGTGGCTTCTGCTGCAGCCGCTCGCCGATCTGATTCTCACAGACCCGCCCTACTCCACAGACGTTGATGATATTCATGCCTTTGCCGCCGACTGGCTGCCGCTAGCGTTACGCGCATTGAGGCCGACGGGCAGAGCCTTCATTTGCATTGGTGCATATCCCGAAGAAATAGCAGCCTACAGCGCCGTTGCGATACCGACCCAGATTCTTGTTTGGACATACCGCAATACGCTAGGGCCACAGCCATCGCACGATTACAAATTGAACTGGCAGGCCATTCTGTACTATCGGGGGGCACAGGCGAAGCCGCTGAACTGCCCATTGATGGTAGAGCAATTCACCGTCCAGGACATCAACGCGCCAGATGGACGCGTAGGCGACCGTTACCACAAATGGCAAAAACCGTTGGAGCTTGGCCAGCGTTTTGTGAATCACGCTACGAGTCCAGGCGACCTCGTGCTTGATCCGTTTTGTGGCACGGGTACATTTTTATTGGCCGCATCTGCATTAGGGCGCATGGCGAAGGGCTGTGATATTGACCAGGACATGCTTGAGGTTGCCGCCAGCCGAGGATGCAGTTATGCGCGCTGATGTCCAGAACGATATGAACCGCTCCATTAGCCTATTCTACAGTGAGGTATGGCCCTTATGCCAGACACATTGTGGCGGCGGCGATGTGCTCCAAATGGAGGGGCGTCCCGATAGCGAGTTACGCACGCTGCTTGATATGAAGGCGGGGATAGACGCATGGCAGTTGCATGATGACGGGATGCGCGGCATTGCATCACGCGTTCAGGTAATTGCGCCCGGCTATCCCCCTTATGACAGTTTCACAATCCGCATGAACAGAGATAGCGGGGCTATGACCGAGTATGAGAAACGCCTCGCCGCCATTTCGTCAGGCAGATGGTTATACCCGCACCTGTCTATTCAGGCATACGCCGCGGCGTGGACTGGCCCCATTCTATCTGTCGGTATTGCCCGCACAGTTGACATCATCGACTTTATCAAGCGTGGACTGCATTACATCAAGCCGACTAGCAATGCAGAGTTTGCCGTCTGCAAGTGGGCCAAGATGAGAGATGTCGGATACACAGTGAGGGTGATAGACGAGGCCGAAATCAAGGAGATGTTTCCATTCTAGCCACTGAGGACACGCCATGAGCAACCGCCCTACCCTACTACTGCAAGAACGCCCGCTGATCGTGCTGCCGCAACTGGCGTGCGCCGTCGGGCTGAATGAGGCCATCGTGCTACAGCAGCTTCACTACTGGCTGATCGAAAGCGGCACGACGTATGGTGATCGTCGGTGGGTGTACAACAGTTATGAGCAGTGGCAGGTAGACAACTTCCCGTTCTGGAGCCTGCCCACCATCCGGCGCGTGTTCGGTGCCCTGGAGCGCGACGGCCTGGTGAGTTCGCGCGTAGAGTACGACCGCCGCTACCAGGGATCGCGCCGCAAATGGTACACGATCAACTATGACGTGGTGCGCGCGAAAGAAGGCGAGTTTCTGAACGGCAACGCCAGTGGTGATCAAAATGATCACGACAGCGAAAAACAGCCTTCCGGTGCCAGTGGCGATCAACTTGATCAGTCCAGTCGTGATCAAAATGATCAGACTAGTGGTGATCAAAATGATCAGACTCTATATACAGAGAATACAACAGAGAATACAAAGACTGCTGCAGTACCAAAGAACGGTACTGCAGCTGCACGCGCCGCGCCCAAACCCCGAAAACCAAGAACCGCCAAACGCAAGCCAGCGCCAGCCGCCGAAGCCAAGCCCGCGCAGCCGCACGTTGCGCTAGTGGATGCGTACCTTGAGGCGCTGGACGCTGTTGGGCGCAAGCCGATCATCGCCAACGCATACTCGCGCTATGGGGTGATCGCCACGGCCATGCAGAAAGAGGGCGTGACTCCTGACGAGGTGCGCGCGTTTGTGGGCAGCGTTTACAGCAACGATGCCGATGATCACTACTGGCAGAAAAAGACAGCGCCTATACCGCTGGAGACGGTAGCGAGTCAGGTCAAGGCATGGTGCACGCTGCAGACGCCTTCGCAACCTGTGGGCACAGTCGAGTACACGGGCTGGCACGAGGCGGTCGCTGATCCCCCGACGTTAGAGGACAGGCAGGCGAAGGCGCAGCGGCAGCGCGAAGAGGCTGCGCGGTTGCGCGCGGCACAGGAGGCACACCGTGAGCGAGTATGACGAACTGCAGCCCAACGCGGTAGACATGGAGACGGCGTTTCTGGGCGCGGTACTGGGCGATCCGTCGCTGGTGGCCGAGTACGCCGACGTGTTGGAGCCGGGTGACTTCTTTCTGATTCGCAACGCCTGGGTATGGGAGGCGGTGCTGGCACTGTCCGCGCGGCGCGACGACATTGACAACGCGACGGTCAGCGAGGAGTTGAAGGGGCGCGGGCGGCTAGTGGACGTGGGCGGCCCGGCCTACATCCTGAAGCTGATGGTGCAGGGCGGCCTGAGCATCTACGCGGGCACCTACGCGCAGCTGATCCTGCGGGCGTCGTTCCGGCGCAAGGCGTTGCTGATGGCACAGGACATCGCAAAGACGGCGACGAACGGCGACATAGACGCCGAGGGCATCCTGGCGCGCGTGGACGCGCTGGCTTCGCGGCTGCACACGGCCATGCCTACGGAGGCAAGCTACCACGCCGGCGCGCACGCGCAGGACGACTACGAGGCCATCGTCGCGACGCGGGTGTCCGAACAGTCACCGGAGAACTTCACGGTGCACCTGGACTCGCTGGAGCGGTACGTACCGGCCATCAAGCCGGGCAAACTGATCGTTATCAGCGGGCTATCGGGGCATGGCAAGACGATCATGATGGAGGAGTGGGCCGAGTGGCTGGCGATGCTAGGGCACCGGGTGCTGTACGTCACCACGGAGTTGACGGCCGAGGATCACCTTGACAGGCGGTACACGCGGCACAGTGAGATGTCCTACGCGCGCATCATCACGCCGACGGAGACGGTGCAAACCAGCATCCGCGGGCTGCGGGCCAAGCTGGGCGCGTGGCAGCACAACATCGACTTCTGGGAGGTCAACGAGCCGGGGCATGAGAGCGTGATCGCGCAGATGCGCCGGGCGTTTCAGCACGGGCGGCGCGTGTTCTTCGTGGATTACTTCTGGGAGATTCTGGCCGACGATCAGCGCAGCACGGTAGATCGCGCGGTCAAGGCGCTGCACACGTTCGCCAAGACGACGAACAGCCTAGTCGTCGTGGGGTCGCAGCTGACAGAGACAGAGCACGGGCTGCGCACCTACGGCACGCGGCGGCTGGATCAGAAGGCGGCGGTGCACCTGCAGATTGGGCGCGCCGAGCGGCTGAAGGTTCCGGCGGTGTACACGGTGAACGGGCGTGTTGTGGAGGTAGACGTGGGCGAGCCGGACAGGTTCCGCGACCTGGAGATCGTGAAGAACACCTACGGCCCGGCGCACGTCGCGGTGCGTATCTTCATGGACGGCGAGCGGCTGCGCTTCGTAGATGAGCAGTTCGTGAGCTACGGTGTGACGAAGACGGCGCGGGTAGAGCAGAGCGCGGCGGTGGACATGGCCGCCGTGTTCAGAGGGGGCGAGTGATGCGCGTGCGCTGGGGCAAGTCTACGCGCTGGTCTTCGGACGTGGCGGGGCTGCTGGACTGGCATGTGGACGGTGACGCGCTGCATGTGATGCTGCTCTGGTCGGCGGTGCGCGCGGCAAGGAAGGACGTGTCGATTGGCACGGCGACGTGGACGCTGAACGGCGCGCAGTACCAGACATCGATGGTGAGTGTGTTGCCCGGTGAGGGGCTTATGCGTGTAAGCGCAAGGGAGACAGAACGATGCGCGGAATGATGCTGTTGTTGGTCGTGGCCCTGCTGCTGCCGGTGAGCGCAGCGGCGCAGGAGTCAGAGCCGTTCTATGCCATCGCGCCGGTGCAGGTCGAGATGAGCGACGGGATACGCCAATACAGCTTCGACTGCTACCCATCCGCGCCGCCTGAGAATGAGGTGCGGATGAGCGTCTATTTTAACACGCCGAACGGCATAGCGGTCTACGCCTGCCACGTCGTGGGGCGAGCGGTGATCTGGCCGGCCGTCTCGTCGTTTAGAGGTTTCAATCTAGCAGGATTGTTCAAGGTGACTATACCCGAAGGGGGCGAGGCATGACTGAGTTCGCATGTGGTGTGGCGCTGGGTCTGCTGATGATGGCGGTCTTCATCGTCCTGGTTGCGGCCTGGCAGATAGAGGAGGAGGCACAATGACCAAGGAGCGCTTGGCCGAGTTGGAGCGTGCTGCTGCGCGGTGCGTGGATAGCGGGCATCCTGAGTGGGCGCAGTCGCTGCGCGCCGACGAGCTTGCCGAGTTGTGCCGGGCGGTGCGTTGGTGGCTGTCTGGCTGGTCGGTGGTGCGCAAGGACGCGCCAACGGGGAATGACGCCGATGGGCAGCGCGTGCTACCGGCTGGCGTGGACCTGCTGGCGCTGGGCAAGGTTGAAGATGATGACTGGGGCCGTGATGGGATCGACACGCGCTAAAGCCGAAGGGCAGCGTGTGGACGGGCGTTCGAGTCGCCCCGGCTCCACTGCGGCTGTGCCATGTGTACAGACCGTAACGGGCCAGTCGGCGTTCGTGCTGGCTGGCACAGCCTCGGCGCTGTCCGAGGGGCAAGGCTGGGGCGCGTCAGCCTCAACAACGCGCAACTATCCGCCCGCACGGTGCGCTGCGCTGTGCGGAGACAGGGCTGGTTACTGCGAAGCGGGGGCCAGCCAACTACCCGCCAGGGTGAACGTCGGCAACCGCCGTGTGCGCGCAACGCGCCTAGCCCTGGCGGGGCCTAGCAGAGAGGAGAGGGGACGATGGATGACAGAACATTCCCGGTCGAGCACGCAACTGGCGACGACGTGTGCCCCATCTGCGGCGAACCGCTACGCACTGACGACGTGGTAGTCGATGTCTATGGCGACCTGTACCATGTCAGCTGCTTGGAAGAAGGCATGGTAGTGGAGGAAGTGGAGGCCGACGACGATGCACCTACCCGCTGATGGCTTGGAAGCTCTGGCTGCGGTGCTGGACGCGGATGGCCGTGACCCGGTGCCGTGCGACCGGATGTTGCTGACCGTCGTGCTGTCGGAACTGTTCGCGCTGCGCAGCATGGTGCGCGCGGCGATGGACGATGCGCACATGGCGCGGCACGCCCTGAGCGAGTGGCTTGGCGAAGACCAGGAAGTTGAGTTGGAGGTTGAGGTTGGTGGGTGAGAAAACGAAACGACGCTTGCGCGCCGCTTCCCATGCCTCACCTGGCCCCGCCGCACCACACCCCGGCGTGCCTTGCCTCACCTGGCCTTGCCTCATTGATGAGACGAGTTGAGTATACCAGACGAGAGAGAAAGATGCAAAAGGAGAGAAAATGAGCGCAGACCTGTTCGTTACACAGAAGTTGAAAGATCGCTCACAGCCAGAGCGCAGCTTGCTAGACACCGCGGTTCAGCTTAGTAACAGATTGCTCCAGGTGCCATATTTTCAGCGCGAACTATGCTGGGACGACAGGAAGATTCGCGGATGGTTCGAAACCGTTATCAATGGCGACGCCATAGGGGTAATTGTCACATACCAATTGCGCGAAGCGGTTAGCGACGGGCACTATCCCATTTGGCTTGCAGATGGACTTCAAAGGCTTTCCGCAACGCTAGCCGTGATTGAGAATCCGCGCAAATACGGATTCAGCTTCGGCACAGACCAGGCCGAGACGCACGCAAGGTCGTTCGATGTAGTTATTCAACATCGAATCTATGATTCTCATCTTGAGGCCTATCAGGCTTTTCAAAATCTGAATCAGGGGACAGCCGCGACTCCGGCAGAGTTCTACAAGGGACGAATTACAGAGACGGCTATTGGGCGCCTTGTCTATGAGCGCGTTCCGGAAATTGTCTTGGATATAGGCGCCCATTTTACGAAGAAGGTTGAGCGAAGGACGCGTGAGGCGAGCGGGAAGCGGGTAAGGGTGTCTTTAGCGCTATTCTATCAGTATGCGACGAACTTCTCAGGCACGCGACTGTGGAACGCCAACTCGTCAGCAATAAGGCCCGACATTGATGACCCCATTGAAAGCAAGATCGGTGGCTGGCTTGTGGACAGGAGCGATGAAGAAGTCCGGAGCAGCATTACTGATTTTCGCAGGTTCATCGAAGGCCAAGCCGCGCTAATTCGGAATGTGCTAGAGGACGAAAAGGGGCGCGGCGCTGCCATGACGGTTGGCTTATACCAGACCATGCTTGCTACTGCTATCTGGCGGCGGAATGCTCGCGTTTCGGTTGAATGGCAAGACGCGCTATTTCGCGAGATTCTCAAACACACGCAGGGCAGCACAACGACGCTAATCCTTCTCGACCCTGATCCGCGCAGCGTTGTTTTTAACACGTGTGACATAGCAAAGGTGCTGGCCTTTGCGGAGGAGGTAGGATTGTCCGTGGCAACGCCTCGGCGGGCGTCGGCGGAGATGGCCAGGGGATATGATAACAGTCATCATCAGCCATTCTCAGTAAACGGGGACGGGACGACTGAGCCGGAACCGGCACCGCTAAATCGGGCGCGTGGCGCACATCCTATGCTTTTGTCCGAGCAGGTTGAGTCGGGCATGTTTGGCGAGTAGACACAGTCCCGGGGCGGCACTAGGGCAGACACGAGGTAGGGCCATATGAGAGGCGCAAATACGCACGTGGTCAAGTGCTACATTCGGGGTGGGGCGGACCGCCAACTACTTTCGCGCCTGATGGCAGACCGTGCGCGTGGTGTGGGCTACAGCGAGACGTTGCGCAGGGCGTTGCGGGTGTACTACAAACTGGACGCGCCCCCTACCCCGCCATCCCCAAACGGCGGCACCGACCCGGCAGTCGCGCAGGCGCTGTTGTTAATGGCCGGCCATGTGCGCGACCTGGCGGACGAAGTGGCACGACTGAAGGCAGAGGTTCGGGAACTGCGTGCCGAGTTGCGCGCGGCTGTGGAAGGCTAAGGAGGCATCATGGCAGAGCTTGGCGTTTCAGTTGAGGAGGTTTTGCGCGGGATGGTCGCTGACGTTGCGAACTTCCGGGCGACCGTGCTCGTCTTGCGAGACATTGGTTATGAGCGCAATATAGCCCTCGGCCAGTGGCGTCATGGGTGGCGTGTAGGGCCGCGTGGTACGCTGAAGGACTCGCGTCTGTACGACTTATGGCCTGACGCGCTGCGGCGCTTCATGGAACTGTTGCTGGAGGCACAAGAGGAGAAGCCCAATGCCGAACTTTGAGCACCACACCATCATCGGGCACGTCGGCGGAGAGGTGACGCTGCGCTACACGGAGTCGGGCGTGGCCGTCGCGTCGTTCTCGCTGGCAGTGAACGACCGTTTCAAGAAGGACTCGCCGCCGACCTGGTACCGCGTCACCTGCTGGCGCAAACTGGCGGAGTTCGCCGCCTCATACGTGCGCATGGGCGCGCCGCTGATGGTTGCGGGCGAGCGGCTGGCGCTGTCGGAGTGGACGACGGACGCCGGTGAGAAGCGCACGACGCTGGAACTGACCGCGCGCGACGTGGTGCTGCTGGGCAGGAAGGGTGAGGCAGAGGAGACAGGAGAGGGCGATGACGAGTTCCCGTTCTGACGAATTGAGCGGGTACGAACTGAACCGGGCCATTGCCGAGGCGCTAGGGCTTGAGTGGAAGTCATATACGGCAGATTGGGCACATGACGCGGGCGCTGCGCTGAGACTACTATGTTATCGGTGGGTCGTTGAGCGGGGCAGGGGCATTATGGTTCTGCCGAAAGATGATGGTGAATGTCAGGCCGTATTCATGCTGTCTGACTACGGCGAGTTTGAATACTGGAACCCATACGTGCCGACTGGATGGCATAAGGGCCGCACCCCCGCCGAAGCCCTGGCGCGGTTGGCACTGGCGGCGCTACGAAAGGAGAAGGAGGCAGATTGAAGCGCATAACGGGCACAGAGCGCTACAGGCTAGCACGCGACGCGGTGACGTTACGCGCCGGTGGTGCGCGGGGTTGGCGGGCGATAGCCGACGGGCTGCGGGCGCGCGGCTGGGACGCTGAGCTGCTATCCGAAGGCAGGATCAAAGCGGCGCTGCGCGACATCCACAAACTGGAAGCCCGATGGGGCGAGAAGACGGGCGAACAACCGCCCGTCGTTGCTGTGCCGCGCGGACAGCGCGTGACTCGTGCGGGCAAGCGCCCCGCGAACGGCCACCGCATCGGGCGCTTCGCCGTGTTCGACATCGAGACGACAGACCTGGCGGCGGTGGGGCGGCAGGGTTTCCTCGTGTGCTGCTCTATCCTGCCGTTGGAGGCCGACGAGCCATACACGCTGACGCTGGCCTTCGGCGAGAACAGTGGCAGCGACCGGCGGCTGGTGGCGGACGTGCTGGGCGAACTGTCGCGCTACGACTTCCTGGTCGGACACAATGTAACGGCCTTCGACCTGAACTGGCTGAACACGCGGCGGACGCTGCACGGGCTGCCTGCCATGCGCCGCTGGTTTGTCTTCGATACCTACCAGGTAGCAAGGTCGCTGGCGCTGCGCGTTACCAGGAAGTCGCTGGCCTTCCTGTGCGATGCGTATGGTATCGAGTGCATCAAGACGGGCGTGTACCCGTCGGCGTGGCACGAGATACGCAGCGGGACCGAGTGGGAGTTCCGGGCGGCGATGGACGACATCACCTATCACTGCGAGCAGGACGTGCTTGCCAACCGGCGGCTGTTCGAGCGGCTATGGTGCGACGCCTTCGGGCTGCCCAACAACCCGCTGAAACTGTACAAGGTGGGCAACGTGCCGGAGCAGCATTCGGTATAATCAGGGCATAGCGAGAGGAGAGGGAGATGAGCAGGGCACTTGTTAGGCCAAAGGGCGACGTTATACGGGTGACGTTCTCCAATACGCGGTGTGTAGACTTCACACGGGCAGAGGCCAAAGAGTTTGCCGACAAAATCCTAGCGGGAGACAGTTTTCTGTGGCCGCTGTTTTATCCCGCTGCAGAGAACGGTGTACACGGGCCTGGGGAGAACTTCTACATTTTCTCCAAATACGACAGCGTCAGCTTTGACAAGGGCGAAGAGCCGGGGGTGCTGTCATATCTCGATGGAGTAATGTGGGGGCAAGAGGCCAGCCCGATTGAGATGTTGGGATCAGAGATTAGGCAGATGGCCGCGGACATATTGGCTGCGCTAAAGGGAGAGGAGGCCGAGTGATGGACGATAAGCCAACTTTAGCCGACGAGATTGCGGCCCTGAAGCGCGCGGTTGCTGACGCCTTCGGGCCAGCGTTGTCCATGTTAACAGTGCCGATGATGTACGCCCTCGGACTCTTTGTGATGTTGCTGCTGATGGCGGGGGCGCTACTTGAAGGCGATGAGCTGCTTGCTGTCTTGGCCTTTGGCGGTGCCATGTTCTTACTTGGCATGGCATGGGCGGAGAGGACAGGGCGGTGATCACCGCGCAATGCCCGCACTGCGGCGCAACGCTTACGCTCGCGAACGGGCGGCTGCTGCATCTGTCGCCCGCGGCGCTGCGCCTGATCGAGGCCGCGCCTGAGCGCTTCCGGCGGGGCACGCCCATGCCCGCCCATGCCATCGGCGCGGCCATCGGGTACTCTGAGACATCCACACGCCGTGCGCTGCAGGAGTTGACGGCTTGCGGCGTGGTCTTCGCCATCGCCTACGGCAAGCGCACCGTGAGGCACAGGTACGCGGGCGTGCCGGCGCAAATGCTCAACCATCGCACGACATCCACGAATTAACGCCACATATACGGGGAACATTTCGGCGTTCCCTTGACAAAACTCATGCTACCCTTATATATGGCGGTGGTTTACACCGCTCACCCTCGGCGTGGGGCGCAAAGCTTATCAGGGCGCGAGTTGTACGCCGTCTAAAGGTCGGGTCGCCGCGCAAACTTAGAGACACGCCCGATACGCTGAGGGGCACGACGCGGGGCAGGGCCGCAAGTATGCGGTATCCACGGGCCTATGGGGGTCGCATCCCCGCCGCGTCACTGGCCCGGCCTAACGGGGGCTGGGGACTCTCTCCTCTCGGCGGCGGGGGGCGGCGATGCGCATGAAGGGGCCGCCCCCCAGGGAGTGCACATGGCGAAGCGGCGGCACTACTCGGACAAGTTCAAAGCTGGCGCACTGGTCATGCTTCAGGCGCAGGGCTACCCGGAAAACGCAAGGGCACTTGAGGGGGTAGCGCGCCATTTGCGCATTCCGGGGCGCACGCTGCGGCGCTGGTTCACAGGCGAGAACGGACGTCCGCCGGACGAAGTTGTCTTGGAATCAAAAAAAGAGCTGGCGGAGCTGTTTGAAGACGAGATACGCCAGATAATGCGGGTGGCCGAGTTTGTCCGCGAGGACGCCAACTACCGCGACCTAATCACGAGCGCGGCGATTCTGACGGATAAGCGAGAGCTACTTCACGGCAAGCCGACAGAGCGCAGCCAGCAGCAGATCAGCGTGTCCGGTTTAGAGCACCTGGCGAAGATGAGCGACGATGAAGTCTGGGGCATTATCCGCGCCACAAATCGAGTTGAGACGCCGCTTAATTGACCGGGCGCAAGGCTCCTTAACAGCCTATAAGATGCTGCTGTGGCGGCGCTACATGCACGCGCCACATCTGGACGCGCTCGACCGCCTGCTCGCTCAGTGCAGCCTGCACGCGGCCACAGGTGGGGCGCAGGGCGTCGCCCATGCCATTGTGGAGATGCCGCCCCGACACGGCAAGTGCGTCGTGCGCGGAACGCCAGTAACGCTTGCCACTGGTGAGCGCAGGCCAATAGAGCAAGTATGCCACTCCGACATGGTAATATCACTAACTATCGGGTATAATTCTTCCCGTGCGAGAGTGATAAGCAACCATGAGAACGGAGTCAGGCCAGTGCTCAAAGTGACACTCTTTTCGGGGCGTTTCATCGTCTGTACGGAGAATCACCCACTGCTTACAGTGGCGGGGTGGCGGCCAGCAGATGCCTTGAAAGTCGGAGATGCAATTGCCGCGCACCGACAAATCGCAGTGGAAGGTGAGCCAATGGGGCCGGACGTAGCGGCGCTGTTGGGCTACATCGTTGGAGACGGAACCAATGTGCCGTCTACGCAGCAAGTTAGGTTTGCCGGCGCATCGCCAGAGTCGGTGGCCCATCTCAGTGAGATATTGCAGCGGCGGGGATGGGTATTGAAGAAGGTGCCGGGAGCACTCTATGACTACCGGCTGATGAATCCGCTAATCAAGGGGCGCAAGCGGGGCGATAGTCCCACTGGGTTTATCCGGCGCTATATGGCTCCGGCACGCTCAGGTGATAAGCGTGTGCCACCGGCAGTATTTACAGCGTCCGACGCGGACGTGACCGAGTTCTTGGGTGCCTATTTCAATTGCGACGGGTCGGTCACTGGCTTCAGAGAGGGTATTGCGGAGTTCTACTCGGTTAGTGAGGAATTGCTGCGCGACACACAGTATTTGCTCGTGCGGTTGGGAATATACAGTAGTTTACGGCTCAAGAAGGGACGATACAACGGTGAGGAACACTTAAGCTGGCGGTTGATTATAAGCGGGGCAGACCTCATTAGGTTTGCGGAACTGGTACCCGTAACGGGTGAGAAGGGCGCAAAGCTACAGCATATAGCTGAGCAGGCGCGCTCGAAGGCACATTATCCCGAATACGACGCTATTCCGAATGGATGGCAAGCGCACCTTAACATTGGCATGGGCACATTGCGGTTACGGCATGGCATCCGCGCTGATAAACACTACAAGCGCGGAACTGCGCGCCATATCGTGCAGAAGATTGCCGAGATAGACGATAACGACACATTGCGGCGGCTGTGCAGCCCTGACGTAATTTGGGAGCGAATCACTGAGATAGAACATCTCGGAGATATGCCAACTTACGACATAGAGGTGGAGGGCACGCACAACTATTCGGTGGATGGCATTGTGTCGCACAATACCACCACCATCTCGCGCCTGTTCCCGACGTGGCACCTGGGCAAGTACCCGGATCACCGCGTCATCCTGGCGAGCTACGGAGCGTCACTGGCAGAGAAGAACAGCCGCTACGCGCGCAACGTGCTGATGATGCCGCGCTATCAGGCGGTGTTTCCGGGCGTGACGCTCGACCAGGGCAGTCGCGCAGCGAACGCCTGGGACTTGGCATCGCCGCATGAGGGCGGGTTAAGTGCGCTTGGGGTAGGGGGCGGCGTGACTGGACTCGGGGGCAACTGCATAATCGTAGACGACCCGGTCAAGTCGCGCGCCGAGGCGGAGTCGGACACGTACCGTGACAAGGTGTGGGACTGGTTCACCGACGACCTGTACACGCGGCGTGAACCGGGCGCATCGGTGATCGTCGTGATGACGCGCTGGCACCAGGATGACTTGGTAGGGCGGCTACTGAACCGGCAGCCTGGCATCTGGACGCGGTTGCGCATGCCCGCGCTGGCGGAGCCGGACGACGACCTGGAGCGCATCGAAGGGGCGGCGCTATGGCCCGCGCGCTACCCGGAGCGCGAGTTGGCGAACATCCGCGCGGCGCTGGGCGAGTACAGTTGGTCGGCGCTGTATCAGCAGCGGCCCGTCCCGGCAGAGGGCGGGCTGTTCAAGCGGGCGGCGTTCCACATCATCCCGCGTGCGCCGCAGTGCCGGCAGGCGGTGCGCTACTGGGACTTAGCGATGAGCGACCGCACGAGCGCGGACTACACGGTCGGGGTGAAGCTGGGGCAGACGGAAGAGGGGCGGCTGGTCGTGCTGGACGTGGCGCGGGCGCAACTGGACTGGTCGGGCGTTCCGGCGTTCATGGCAGAGACGGCCCTGCGCGACGGGTCAGATGTTCCGGTGGGCTTCGAGGAGAAGGGCTACATGAGTCGGGCGGGGCAGGAGTTGGCACAGGACGCGCGCCTGCACAACTTCGGCATCTGGGGCTTCCCGAAGGACAAGGACAAGCTGACCAACGCGCTACCGTTCGCGGCGCGGGTAGGGCAGGGGCTGGTAGACGTGGTAGAGGCGCACTGGACGTGGGAGTTCATAGACGAGTGCTGCAGCTTCCCGGCGGGTGAGCACGACGATCAGGTAGACGCGGCGGCTGGGGCTTACGAGATGCTGGGCAGTGTGGCGGGGGCGGCGAACCTGACGTATGCGGACGAGTACACCATTGGTGACAGTGATTACTAGGGCGCGCCGGGCGCTGATCAAGCGCATCGANGACACGCTCGACCCGCAGCTACCGGCGTATGTGGTGCGCGGGCCGGAGCGGGTGATAGACGACGGCTGTGATTACGACCGGGGCTATGATCCCCGGCCTGAGATTGTCAAGNNAGAGGATGCNGCGNTNAGNCGGCGCGGCGAAAGGGGCAGCGATGCGGCGGGGTGAGTATCGTCGTTCGGTCACGGCGCAGACCGTGACGTTTGCGAGCGGGGCGGCCACGAGCAACGCCTTCTCGCTGGCAGAGTATGCCGCTGGCATCGCGTGGTTGGCGAGCGGCTTTACAGGGCTGGGACTGGGCGCTCAGGTGGCGACGGCGGGCGGCACGTTCGCCACGCTGGTCGATGGCTCGAACGGGTACGGAACGGACGTGTCCTGTGTATTGCCCGCCACGCAGCTAACGGAGCTGCACGCCACGCCCCTACCGCCGTTCTGGTTCGCGGCGGATCAGGTCAAGCTGCTGGCGCACAACCTGTCCGGCAGTGGCATACCGCAGACGAGCGGGCGGGTATGCACGCTCATCTTTAAGCCGTAAGGGGGCAGGCGATGACAGTACACACACAACCGGCGGGGCACTTGTTCTCGGCATACAAGGCGCAGGGCACCAGCTCGGCCTGGGACTGCCGCCACTGCCCGGATTACGCTTATATGTGGTATCAGATGAGCGGGCAGAGCGGCATCTTCACGCTTCAAGCCTCGCACGACCTGACCGCATGGCATGATGTCATGAAGCTGACCGCGACGGCCACGCAGACGGGCACGGCGCAGGTCGTCGGCTATTACCCGTACATCCGCGCCAGCGCTGGACCGATGTACACGGGCACGGGTGGGGCGCTGAGCGCGACGGCTACGCTCTGGCTGGCGCTGTCGTTGGGGGTGAAGTAGCGATGGCTCGCTGGCGGGCACGTCTGGCGGCGTTCTGGCGCAACCTGCGCGCACCGCTGCCCGCGCCTGGCGTGGTAGTACATGCGCCGGACTATGCCATCCATGACGGCGTGCTCTACGACCAGCCGGTGATGCTGCCGTTCTGGGTCAAGGCGGCGGGCGCGAAGGCAGTGGGCACGTTCATGGAGTCATCGCAGCGGCAGACGATGCGCTTCCAGTTCGATGCGCCGTTCCGCAGCCAGGCGTATGACGGCCCGATCACTATGCCGACCGAAGACCCGCTAGAGGAGTGGTCATTCAATACGCGCAAGTCGGTGCTGACCAACTGCCACGCGGCGTTTCACCGCAACCCGCTCGCCAAGCAAGCCGTGCAGATCACGCGGCAGTTCGCCGTCGGGCGCGGGCACGTCGTGACCAGTCGCAACCAGGACGTGCAGGCGGTCATCGACGAGTTCCGGGCCAACCCTGAGAACGCCATCGAAGAGATGGACAAGACGCTGCTGCAGGACTTGCAGATCGACGGTGAGATATTTCTGCGCAAGGTGCCGGACGGCAATGGCGGCGGCGTCATCGTGCCCATCCCGCCCTGGCATATTGTGGAGATTGAGACTGATCCTGGCTTCTTCCGGCGCGTGTTCCGCTACCACCTGCAGTACACGACGGGCACGCAGAGCACGACCAACGTCGGCGGGCAGATTGTAGACGAGTGGATACCGGCGGCGGAAATGCTGCACGTCGCGGTCAACCGGCATAGCTACGAGTTGCGCGGGCGGCCTGACCTGTTCGTGATCCTGCCCTGGCTACGCGCCTACAAGGAATGGCTGGAGAACCGGGCGCGGCAGAACATGTGGCGCGGGGCGCTGCTATGGGACGTGACGATCAGCGGCGCGACCTCGGCGAACGTGGCGAGTGCGGTAACGCGCTACAGCAAGCCGCCGACGCCGGGCAGCGTGATCGTGCACAGCGACCGCGAGATATGGCAGGCGCTGAGCAACAGCGTCGGCGCGGCGGACGTGTCCGAAGACGGGCGGCAGATGAAGCTGATGACGGCGGTGGGCATGGGGCTACCGGAGTACATGCTCAGCGACGGGCAGAACGCGAACTTGGCGAGCGCGACGGCGCAGCAGTTGCCCGCGCTGTGGAAGTTCACTGACGCGCAGCAGACGATGGCCGAGCAGGTGTGGACGCCCGTCTACAAGTGGATCGTGCAGACGGCCATAGACGCCGGGCGGTTGCCGGGGCAGGTGCCGGTACAGGACGCCGACGGAGACGACATCCTGGGCGCGGACGATAAGCCGGAAGTGATCGACGCGCTGGACGCCATCGGGGTCAAGTTCCCCGACCTGCAGGAAGACGACCCGAAGACGTTAGCCGAGGCACTGGCGATTGCCACCATGAACGCCTGGGTAAGCGACGAGGGCGCGGGCGACATCATCACGGCGACGCTGGGGCTGGACGCGGCTATCGAGCGCAAGCGCATCGAGCGTGAGAAAGAGATGGCGCGCGACCAGGTGGCGCAGGGGCTGGTGATCAGACCGCAGGACATCGGCATACCGGACGAAGACGAGGGCGAACAGCCCGAAGGCGAGGAACGTGGGGAGCCGACAGCCGCGCCCAAGACCGGATGATCCGGCGGCCATCAGTCGCAAGCTACGCTCGGATAGCGAGGCTTTGCGTACTGCGGAATGGTGGGTGAGGCGGCGCATCTACGGGCTAGACCAACAGGAAGCGCGGGCGCTGTACGACCTGTACCTGCAGACGTACCGCCAGATGGCGGGCACCTTATCAATGGCATACGGGAGTGACGGCAGCCCGGACGTGACTCGGCGGGCGCAACTGCTGCGCCAGATAGAGGCGGAGATGGGCACGCTCGCCCAGCAAGTGGGCATCAGCATGGACGAGGCGATAGTCGCGGCCTATCAGCAGGGCTACGCCGGGCGCGCGTGGGCGCTCGACCAGGCGACCAACCCCAACGTGCGGGTGCGCTTCCATCCCCTGCTGCCCACCAACGCGGTACGGGCGGCGCTGTTGCAGCCGTACATGGGCACGCCCTGGCACGAGGAGTTGGGCTACAACTTCGCCGAGTACACGACGCGCATCCGGCGCAGCGTGACGACCAGCCTCATGCAGGGCGAGGGCATGGCCCAGGCACAGCGGCGCTTGCGCGACGAACTGGGCGTGGTCACGGACAGGCGCAAGGGCTTTCGGCGCAACTTCGCCCGCACACTGATGATCAGCCGGACAGAAGTCATGCGGGCGAGCAACTTGGGTGCGCTGGCAGTGTACGAGCAGAACGCCGACATCCTCAGCGGTTGGGAGTGGCTGGCGACGAAAGACGAGCGCACCTGCCCGATCTGCGGCGCGCTGGACGGCAAGCGGTACAAGTTCGATGACCCGCAGATGCAGCCGCCGTCGGGTTCGCACATTGGCTGTCGATGCACGGTAGCGCCGGTGCTGAAAGACGAGGCGCTGATGGACGAGGTTGCAGGCGTGCGCGAGACGTACAGCGACTGGGCGGCGCGCAACGGGATGGTCACGGACGGCGGGCTTGCCGCACAACGCGGCGCAGCGCCGCCGAAGGTGAAGAGGTAACGCCATGCCCTACACCGCCGACACTGTACCGAAGCACGTACCGGCACCGCTCGCCAAACGCTGGGCGGGGGCATGGAACGGCGCGTATCAGCAGTGCCGGGCGAAGGGTGGCGACGAGAAGCGGTGCGAGGGGCTGGCATTTCGGGTGGCGAACGCCCTACTCAAAGAGGGCGAAAGCGGGGGCACGATGGGGAAGGCAGACGTGAAGACGCAGGTGTTTGTAGAGGCGCTCGACCTGGCCGAAGCGCAGATCGACAACGAGGCGCAGACGGTGCGCCAGCGCATCATCCGGCCTGGGCGCAGCACGAACGGGCGCGTCTATGGGCAGGACGTGTTGCAGCGGGCGACGGCGTTATTTGAGGGCGTGAAGACGTTCGCCGATCACCCGTCGGGCGCTGAGCGGCGCGACCGTCCTGAGCGCAGCGTGCGGCAGATCACCGGCTGGCTGGACGGCGTAGAGTACCGCGAAGACGGCATCTATGCGGTGCGCCATTTCACGGGCAATCAGGCGGGGCAAGACACCTGGGCGCTGGTGCGCGACATCGTGGAAGGCCGCGCCCCGGCCACGCTGCTTGGCGGCAGTATCAACGCGGTCGGGCGCGCGCGCAAGGCGGACGACGGCGACATGATTGTGGAGAGCATCGAGGCGGTGCACAGCGTGGACGACGTGACCAGCCCGGCGGCGGGCGGCGGGTTCATGGCACTGTGGGCGGGGGCGGACGACCTGACCGCCGAACTACTGAATGCTGTTAGTTTTGAAGAGTACATCGCGGCAAGGCCGGAGTTTGTCGAGCGCCTGAAGCGGGAATGGCAGGTGGTACGGCAAACAGAAGCGGTGGCTGCTGCGTTAAAGGAGCGGGATCAGGCGCGCAAGGGTCTGGTCGAAGCACAGGGGCAAGTGGAAGCACGAGCGGCACAAGTGGTGGTACTAGAGGCCGAAGTCGCCAGGCTGCGCGCTGACGTGGCGCGTAAGGGGCACGAGGTCGAGCTAGAGCGAGCCTTCCGCAAGGTGGCACTTCCCGCAATCATCGAAGGGGAATTGCGTGAGGAAATCGCGCAGAGCGAACCGCAGCAGTGGGCGTCCATTGTGGCGCGCGGCGGGCGCATGATCGCGGCGTTGGGCAAACCGCCCGCGCCGGTGTCGGGCGCACCGCGCATGGTCACAGAGACGCAGGTCCAGCCGGTCAAGGCGGGGCCGATCAATATCGACGAGGTGCGCTCAGTAGACGATTTCCTGGAAGCAATCCGCAAACGCCAGCAAGGAGGTTAGCTGATGTCAGTAGCAGCGAGCGCAATCTTTGTCAGCACGCCGGCGCAAGAGGGCATGTACCTCGCGCTCCCGGCGTCCGGCACTGCGCTAGAGATCAACCCAGGAGACTACGTTTCGTGGTCGGCCAATTACATCATTGCCACGAACACGGGCGTTGCGTCTTGGAAGGCGTCGGGGGTGGGCATCGCCTGCACGCGCAATCCTGCGAAGGACTGGGCGGGCCGGGATGTTGTCAACTCGGCGGTCATCGTAGCCACGCGCGGCACATTCGCTGTGTCGGCGCACTTCTCCGGCAAGCCGCTGTACGGGGTTTTGGCCGGGCCGTTCACGACTGGCTCCGGTGTCAATGCCGCATCGGGTGTCACGGGCGTTGGCGCGCGCTGGAACACGGCAGCGCCGGCTTCGGTTTCGGGTGGAACGGCGGTCGCGCCGGTTCCTGCTGTGGCGACGGTGTTTGAGTTCTCGGACACCGGGCCTGGCGGCACTGGGCAACTCGGCATCTGGCTATGGCCGCGTAATGCGGACTATTACTAGGGGGTGCTGAGATGACTCTAGACCGTGCACTCGTGACCAGGATTCTCGAAGGGGGCCGCGTTGAAGAGCGCGTGCTCGAAAACAGACCACTCACTATCACGGAGGACATGATCCCGTTCCCGCGTGACCGTCGCGGACGCCGCACTATCAACCCTGATAATGTGGAACTGTCCGAGGCCGTGGCGCTGGGGCCGGCGCACACCTCCAACTTCCCCGACCTGCTGCGCCAGGGACTGAACTTCATCAGCATGCAGTCGTATGCGATGGAGCCGATTGTCTACCCGCAGATTGTCGGGCCGGAAGTCACCTCCAGCAAGCATCAGGAGGAGTACCTGCTTGATGCGGCGATGGGCGATGCGCCTATCGTCAATGAGGGCGAAGAGTATCCCGAAGCTGCGCTTGCGCTCGAAAAGGGCGTGCTCGTCAAGAACTACAAGCGCGGGTACATCGTGCCCGTGACTGAGGAGATGCGCCGCTTCGACCAGTTGGGCAAGGTCGAGCAGATCGCCGAGGCGGTGGGCCGTTCGCTGCGCGTGACTGAGGAAGACGTGGTGCTGGACGCACTGACCACGGCGGGCAACTATACGCACACCAACACGGCGGCTACGACGTTCAGCGCGGGCGGCCTCATCACGGCCTACAACGCGCTGGTCACACAGCGCGACCGCACGGGCAACTTCCTGGGCGTGCGCCCGGATACGTTGATCGTCGCTCCGCAGGTGTACTTCGCCGCGTTGCAACTGCTGCGCTCGCAGCAGGTCATGCGCGCCCATGCCGATGACGACTCGACCGTGATCACGGTGGAGCGGTACGGCACCGGCGTCACCAACCCGTTCTATGGGCTGGTGGATACCATCATCATGACGCCCCGCTTTGGCAGCAGCTACCAATGGCTGCTCGGCCAGCGCGGGCGCGGCCTGAAGTTCCAGCGTGTCGATCCGGCCCGCGTGCTGCCGCCTGAGTACTTCCCTGTCAACGACGTGTGGCGGTACTACGCGCGGACGTGGTTTGGGTTCGGCATCGTCGATGACCGGTTCTGGTATTACTCGTCCAGCGTGACCGCGCCGACGGTAGACTAGCAGGCAATCGGGGGGCGGGCTACCACGCTCCCCTACTGAGAAAGGGCATATCATGAGCGAACAAGTAGAGAAGGCGCTGGAATGGATGCGCGAGGTGGTGGGGCAGGCGTTCACTGAGGCGCAGAACGGCGATACGACGCTGTTGAATAAGCTGGGGTTCTACCCCGGCCTGCAATACTACATCAACAACGTGCACGGTCGCCCGGAAATCACCATGACGCAGTGGATGCACTGGCACCCGCAGCACGTCCGCGAAATTGAGAGTCTGTACGAGAGCTATCTGCGCCAGGAAGAGGCAGCGGCTCACACGGCCCGCATCGCCACGCTCGAAGAGAAGTTGGCGACGCTGGTCGATCAACTGAAGGTGCTGACCGAAGCCCAGAAGCCCGCGCCGACGCCCGCGCGCAAGCGCAAGGTCGCTAAGGCTGAGGCCGTAGCGGAAGAGCCGGAAGACGAAGACGCCCAGGACAAGGAAGACGACACCGCCGAACAGGGGCAAGAAGAGCCGGAGGCTTCCGCTGACCAGGCGGAGGAGCCAGAAGCGGAGAGCTAAGCGATGGCCCTTTCAACCGCTGAACAGGTTCGTCTCAGGATTCAGGATAAGCCCACCATCTTCGACCTGACTATGGTCGGGGATGGCAGCGCTACGATATTCGGGCTGGGCCACACGAACGTGGTCAGCGCGACGGCCTTTGTGCCGGGCGGGGGCGGCTGGTCGGCGACGGGCGCGACGGTTGACCCGACGGGGTTTGTGCAATTCAGCAGCATCATCTCGGAGTACATGCAATTCCGTGTACGCGGGGTGCACACCGTGTTCAGCGATGACGAGATCGGCCACTTCACAGCGGTTGGGGGCGGGGTGGTTGGCGCGGCGCTGGAGGCCGTCGGCGCACTGATGTTCGACAGCCTCAAGCGTGCGAAGTGGGCCGCGCCAGACGGGACGCAGTACGACGACACGATGGCCCAGCAGCACCTCCAGTCGCTGCACGACCAACTGGTCGATGAGGTCAAAGAGGGGTCTGTAGACGCCGGGTCGTATGCGTCCTGGGCGCTGGGGCAGGAGGACTGGTGAGCTACCGAGGGCCGCAGCCAAGCCGGGTGAGCGGGCAGTTCGGCATGGTGCGCACGTATGCAGGCGCGACGGGTGTCTGGCGTCAGAACATCACCACGACGACGGGCACGGGCAGCGCGTACTGGGCCGGCGGCGGCGAGACGCGCACCTACCAGGAGCGCACCATCACGGCGCTGTGGGCGGCACCACAGGCGGGCGATGCGCGGTTCCGGCAGACGCAGCTCCCGGCGGGGCAAGTGATGGCCGGGGATGCAGTCGCCAGCACGCCGGAGAAGCTGGGGCCGAATGACGAAATCGTGTGGGGCGGCGTGGCCTACCGCGTCGAGGGCGACAGCACGCCGGTAACGCTCGGCGGGCAGATATGGTACAGAACGGTGATGCGCCGGGGCGACGTGACCGGCTGAGGGCGCTGATGCGCCAGAAAGCACGAGACGGAGATGAGTACGTGGTATGTAGTACCGCCTACCTTCAAGGCGGAGGATGGGAAAGTGGTGGAGGTCTTCGCCGGGGCGGTTGATAACCTAGCCGCCATAATGGAGCAAGGCCCGCGCGGTCACGCTGATGCGGCAGGGCGTCCGCAGCACGTGATGATGGATTATCTGTTCAGGCCGGGGCGAAAGGGACTGAACCGGCTGATTGACCGTGAAATCACCTGTCACATGTGGGAGTTCTTCTGGCCTGGCGCGTCGGTAACGGGCTTGCCGATCTATCGAGTGGCCTGTTATGAGCTAGAGGCCGAAGATGGGGCGGAGGCCATGCGGCTAGTGCGGCGGCTGGAATTGCTTGAACTACAAGGTCGCCTGAGCGCAGGCATTATCCAGCTTGAGCACGATCTTGCAGAGGCTAGGGCGGGGCAGCGGGAGGCCAATCGGCAGTTGAAGATTGAGCGCCAGGCACAGCAGGAGATCGAGAGGCTGCTGAATGAGTAGGGTACTGATCTTCGGCGACTTCATCCCAACGGGCTTCGGGCGCATTTGCCGCGCGGCGGCGGTGCACCTGCAGCGAAACGGGCATGAGGTCATGGGCGCGTGCATCCAGTACGACGGTCTGCTACCGCTCGGCCTGCCGTTCCATGTGGCGGCGCTGAACGGGCGCGACCAGGGCGCGGCGCTGACGGGCATCTGGGGCGCATACCAGCCGGACGTGGTGCTCAGCGTGCAGGACTTTCCGTATCACATCATGGCCCGGCACGCGACGGGCATCGACTGGAGCACGACGGCGCACGTTGTCATCACGCCAGTGGACGGCGCGCCCATCTACAGCGAGTGGGTCAACGCGGCGGCGGCGTTCGATGCGCTGCTGACCATCAGCGAGTTCGGCGTGAAGACGTTCCGTGAGCAGGGCCGCACGGTGGGGCTGTGCCCGCCAGGAGTCGATAGCCGGGAGTTTCACCGACTGGATGATGCGCAGCGGGCCGAACTGCGCGGCAAACTGAACATCCCGGCGGATGCGTTCGTGGTGGGCGTGATGGCGATGAACCAGGGGCGCAAGGACTTTCCGAGCATGGTGCAGGGCTTCCAGCGGGCGTTTGTGGACGTGCCCAACGCCTACCTGTATCTGGACTGCGACCGGACAAGTCCGGCGGGCTGGGACATCCCCAAGCAACTCGCAGCCGTTGAGGGGCTGGACGTGGGGCGCGTGCGCTACCGCGAAGACGCCCAACGCGCGGGTCTGTTGGCGCTGAACGACCGCTACAACCTGCTTGACGTGCACATGGTGCTGGCGCACCGCGAGGGCTTTGGCCTGCCACACGTTGAGGCGATGGCGACGGGCTGCCCGACGGTTGCCACTGACTACTGTAGCGGACGTGAGATCGTCGGGGATGATGAACGCGGCGCGCTGGTCAAGGCCAGACCGGGCACGCTGGGTACATGGGGTGGGGCGCGCGACTACTACGCCGACATGGACGACCTTACCGCCAAGCTGCGCCTGCTCTATGACCAGCCAGAAGAACGGGCAGCGCGTGGGGCGCGGGCGATGGCCTGGGCGCGCGGGCGCACCTGGGAGCACGCGGCGATGGCCGTGCAGTCAGCGGTTGAGGAAGTGGTCACGCGGCGGGCGGCAGACCTGGAACGCAAGCGCCAGAAGCCGCCGGACGCACCAACCGCACAAGCGCCTATCCCGGCGGGTATGCACGCGCCAGCCATCCATCTGCACGCGCCGGTGTATGTAATGGCGAACGACCCGGCGGGCGTGGCGGCGGGCATCGGGGCGGCAGTCGGGCAGCAGGTCGAGTTGGTGGAGGGCGGTGATGGGCACACCGAGGCTTAGCGTCATCATCCCGGCCTACAACCATCTGGACAAGGTGACGCGCTGCCTGCGCCTGGCGCGCGAGACGACCGACCCGGAACTAACTGAGGTGCTGGTACAGGACGACAGCAGCACCGAGTACAACGGGCCGCTGTCACTGGGGTCATGCTGCGAGCGGACACACTTCAACCTGGGCTTTGCGGGCAACTGCAACCAGGCGGCGCGGCGGGCGCAGGGCGAGGTGCTGTTCTTTCTCAACCAGGACTGCTACCCGACCGGGCCGGGCTGGGACGTGACGCTGCTGGCGCTGTTCGACAGCCACGGCAAGTGCGGCGTAGCGGGGCCGACGCTGTTGTTCCCTGACGGCAAGGTGCAGAGCGTCGGCGGGCTGTTCGATGGGGCGTGCCAGCCGTTCCACGACGCGCTGGGCTACGCCAACCCGGAGTGGGAGCCGATCAGCAAGGCGCGCAAAATGTCCTGGGTAACGGGCGCGGCGCTGGCGGTACGGCGCGGGCTGTGGAACATGCTGGGCGGGTTCGATACGGCCTATGGGCGCGGGTACTTTGAAGACGTGTCGTTGTGTGTCCGCGCGCAACTAGAAGGCTATGAGGTCTGGCACGAGCCGCGTGTTCGACTGACTCATGAGGTCGCCAGTACTGGGGGCAATCCATCGTTTGCCATGAATGCGCTGCTGTTCAAGGCGCAGTTTGTTGACACGAAGATAATCGAGCCTGACGTGCCGTTTGTGAAGGTGCACTTTTGGGCATGAGCCACGTCATAGAAATGCCGGAGGTACCATGAAACTGCTGATCCTGGCGATACACTGGCCGGTCGCGTCGGGCCGCTACGTAGCGGACGCCCTGCGGCGGCTGGGGCATGACGTGCGCACTGCCGGGCCAGTGCCCGAACCACCCAACGGTATCTGGGGCGGGCTGGTAGATGAGCGTTACATCTGGACGCCCGCCTGGCCTGAAGAGGGCTGGCAACCGGACGCCGTGCTGATCATGGACTCGAATATCGGCGTTGAGCGCAGCGGTGACGTGCCCTGGGTCGTGTATGGCGTTGATAGCCACGTTCGCACGTATGAGCAGTTCGATGTGGATCACCTGTTCCTGGCGCACGGACATGGCGCGCGCATCGGGGAGCCGAACGTAACATGGCTGCCCTGCGGCTATGACCCGGCGGTGTT